AAACCTTCGTTTAAAAGCAATCTTACAAAGCGTTCAAAAAGATTTCACCACATTCACAAATGGCGTGGACACGGGAACAAGTTTGTACCGCTGTAAATAAAATTTAAGGTAAATTATGGCAGACGGTTTTTCGCCACCGGAACAAGTTAGAAAGAACGCAGCGCGCTCGCTGGAACTCCGCAAGGAACACGGTCGTGGTATGACCGCTGTTGGCGTTGCGCGCGCTCGAGACTTGTCCAATGGCAAGAATATTTCCGCCGATACCATTAAACGCATGCACTCTTACTTTGCTCGTCACGAAGTTGACAAAAAGGGCAAAGACTGGGCTAATCAGTCCAACCCATCTGCCGGTTACATTGCGTGGCTTGGCTGGGGCGGAGATGCTGGTCGTTCTTGGGTCAATGGAATTATGAAGAAACTTAACGCCAAAGAATCTCAGGAGATTTCGGAAATGGCCTCAACAAAAGCCGCAGTAATTCGTGGCATTTTTCTAAAGCCTGGCGTGTCTAAGAACCGTCGTCTTTACACGAAGAACAACATTGCTAAGGCTGTTGAGCGCATGAATCAGCACTTGCTCAAGGGCGAGGGAATGCCTCTGAACATGGCTACAAGCCACGCTGCCGCCTTTAAAGACGACGCAACCTCAACCGTTGGTCGTATTACAAAGGTTAATCTTTTGCCTGACGGTTCAGCCGCTTTTGAAGCAGAGATTGCCAACACGGCTCATGGTCGTGACGTTGCTAACTTGGCTGCCGGTCAGTTCATCAAGGGTGTTTCAATCCGAGGTGAGTGGATGGGCGAGCCCCGTTCTACGCTTCACACAGACGGCGAAGAAGCCACCACAGCCGACGACCTTGCTGTCCACGGCATTGACTTTACAAACAGCCCCGGCGTTGAAGGCGCGGAGATTCAGTACGCTGAACTTTCGGAATCCTACGACCGACACGCAATCTACGAATCCATTGAAGACGTAGAAGTTGTTGAGCGTTTCTCTGCTCTTGAGCAACTGGCAGACGAGAAGGACGCTTCAAAGCCTTACGGCGATGTTGACTACGCCGACCCTGGTTACCAGAAGGACAAGAAGAAGCGTTACCCAATTAACACCGCCGCGCACGTTCGCGCCGCTTGGTCTTACATCAATCAAGGTGACAACGCCAATCTCTACACCGCCGCTCAACTTGCTCGCATTAAGACGCGCATCAAGTCAGCCGCCAAGAAGTTTGGCATCAACATTGTCAGCGAGCAAGAAGCGCTTGCTTTTGACATTCAACAAGTTCTCGAGGCTTACGCCTCAATTGCTCTTGTCAACGACGACGACAGCATCAGCATTACCGGTTACGCAACAGACCCTCACCAGTTGAAGACGGTTGCTAACCGAATCGCTTTTGGAGCCATTGCAGCAATGCACGCAATTGACCCAGATGACGACGGAGACATTTACCTATCTAAGCCTGATTGGTCACAGGTAGATGCAACCGGCGACGCTGGGGGCATGGGACCGGAAGACGAAATGTATAAAATAGACGACAACAACATGGAGTGCGCTGAGTGTGGCTGTGAATGCTACGAAGGCGCCGTCCACTGTCACATGTGCGGAGCACTTCTGCCTGCCTCACCGGCAACAGATGCGCTTGGCTGCGGCACTTGTGGAGCATCAACTCCGCAGGACGCCATGTATTGCCCCACTTGCGGGGACCCCGTACCACAGGCAGAGTCAAGCGACGATGCCCTAACCCAAACAGAGGAGGAAGTCACTATGACTGACGACCAGACTACTGCTGAGGCTCCGGCTGAGGAAATTGCGCTTGAATCAACCGCTACCCGCACCCTGACCGACGCAGACCTTATGGCCTTTGCCAGCATCATTGCTGCTGCGCTTAAGCCTGTCGAATCAACACCCGAAGAAGAAGTAACCGCCGAGGTTGCTCCCGAGGAAGAGGCCGCTGAAGCACCTGCTGAAGAGCCCGCTGCCGAGGAGCCTGCCGCCGAGGTTGCTGCTGAAGAATCTATCGAATCACAGGAGAACACCGTGAGCGAAAACACATTTACCGCTGAACAAGTTGCCGCAATGATTGCAGAAGCCGCCGCTAAGGCCGCTACTGAGGCTGTTGCCGCTGCTAAGCAAAGCGCTGTTGAGACGTACCGCAACGGGGGCCAGACCTTCCGTAAGGGCTTCGCAACCAGCGGTTCAGTAGGAAACGACGCCTCTGACTTGTCAGAGTCGGAGGAACTGGACCCTCGCAAGTTGGCTGAGATGAACTCTTCAGCCTTCCGTAAGGTTCAGGCAGAGGCATGGGGCTCGACTCCATTCTTTGCACACAAGTTTGCCCAAGCCGACCGCGGCTACTAAGCAAAGTATTACCCAACCAACCTATCCAAAATATTTAAGGAGAATTAGCCATGGCTAACGATTTGGAAGAGGCCCTTACTGCCGCGGGTGCTGCTGCACTCGTACAGAAGCAAATTGACCCTGTATTGCTCGAGTACCAGCGCCGCTACGCGCCACTGGTCCGCGCACTGCCTACGGTCAAGTGGGGCTCAACAGTTTACTACTTCAACAAGCGCACACAGTTGCCTTCTGGTGGCTTTGTCACCGACGGTGGTGCTCGCGCTGTTTCAACCTCTAACTACGCCCAGGAGAACTTTCAGATTCGTCTGCTCCAAAGCGTTGGTGCTGTCACGGGTTACTCACAGGCTGTTACCGCAGACCTGATTGGTGACCTCCGTGCCCGTGAAATCGAGGGCGCTGCCCGTGGTTTGTACTGGGACATGGAAACGGCGCTTATCTGGGGTGCTGAACTGCCCACAACAAAGGGCCCATACCCTCAGTTTGACGGTCTTGACGTCATCTGTGCATCATTTACTTCGTCCCCAACCGGCGGTCCTACACAGGGCATCGGTGGCGGAACAATTGACAACTACGGCGGCGCTTCGGGCACAGCCGGTTGGGGTGCTCCCAACTACAGCCCGTGGACTGACGGCGTAGACCAGAACGCTATCAACGCTGGTGGCGCTCAACTTTCACTTGGTGGTCTTGACCTCCTCATCGACCTCGTTGAATCGAACGTCGCTGAGCCCGTCGAGAACTCGGAGTGGATGTTCGTCATGTCCCCCGCTGCTAACAGCCGTCTGTCGCAGTTGCTCATCAACCAGCAGCGCTTTGTCGACCAGGTTGAGATTTCTTCCGGTTTGATTGTTCCCACATACCGTGGCGTTCCAATCGTGAAGTCGTCCTTCCTTTCGCCTCGTACCAACAAGATGGTCACAGTTGTTGCAACTGGCTCGACTGCTACTGGTACGCTTGCCGCTGCTACATACAACTACGTTGTGTCGGCAGTTATCGCTCGCTTCGGTGAAATCCAGGGCTCGACCGCCGCTACCGCAACTCTTGCTGGTGCCGGTAACGTTACGCTGACCTTCTCGACCCCAGTTGGTCCTGAAGGCGCTCAGCCTACCCACTACAAGGTGTACCGCGCTACCGGTTCGTCGCCTGCCAACACGGCCTACACCCTCGTCGGTATGGTTGACGCCAACTACCTCGACTCGTCGGGCAACATCTGGCCTGTCACTCAGATTGTGGACAACGGCGCTGGCCTTGTTGCAACTGACGGCACGCACGCTACGTCCGCCTCATCGGGCTACTTCTACGCCAACACTGGCCTGAACCCTCTGACCGCCAACGGTGAGCAGAGCATCTACCTCATGTCACGTGACCCGAACTACATCGTTCGTCCTCACGTCCGTGAGATGCAGCCAGTGAACGTGTTCCCGACCACTGCTTCGCCCGACAGCCTGCCGTTCGCATTCGTTGCGGACACCACGCTCGCCGTTCGCGCTCCGAAGTACATCGGTCGCTTGGCTAATGTCAAGGCTGCTCTCGACAGCACCGCTGGTAACGGCATCCTGCCTACCAACACGTCGTACACGCCTAACTTCATTGTTGACTAATTTAGTCAACGTGTGGTTACGGTTTAAGTAGCACACAATTCTAGTGTGGCGGGCGGGGCCCCTCGTTCCTCCCCCGCCCGCCGCGCTGGATTTCCCGAAAGGTTTAAAATGACTTTGCTTGCAAAGAACGAGCCAGGCGGCGCTGCCGGACTGGTTTGGGAAAAAGCAGGAGCGGAAGGCGCCATTGAGATTCACCCTCAGTTGGCCCAAGAACTTCTTGCCATTCCCGGAAAACTATTCTTCGTTGTTGAAAAAGAATTGAAGAAGGCCGAAGAAGAAGTAAAGGAAGCGGTCGAAAAGGTCGTTACCAAAAAGGCAGCCCCCGAGGCACCTGCCGCTGAAGAGAAGGTCGGAGACGACCTCTCAGATGCCTTAGAAGCAACATCACCAACTAAGCGACGCGCAACAAAGGAATAGGTATACCATGGCAAATAACGGGTCACAATATTCGGACCCCGTTGCTCTTGCCACGGTTGCCGAGTTCTCAAAGCGCTATCCTGAATTGGTTGTTGACTTGGATGCGACAACTATTGCGGACATTCTTGTTGAGGCAACTGCCCACCTTGAAGACCTTACAGGTCGTCGTCTTGCTCCTTTCAAGGGGCACATTTACCAAGACCGTCTCTTTGGGATTGACCCAGGTGAGTACGGCAACAACGCCGACATGCCGATGGACATTTTTGGTTCATTGGGCATGTCACAGGCTATTGCACTTGGCGCCTCAACGCTCGTCCGCCACTTTTGGCTTGACCAGCACGCGCCGGCATACCCTGAACTATGGACTTACAACATTCAGTCCATGACCATTTACCGTACCTATGGTGACTACCAGCCAATTGACTTTAATCATGGTGGCGTCCGCGGCCCAGACGTAACCGACGGTCACGTTTGGATTCGACTAGGTACATTTGCCCCCGAGGGCTCACGAATTGAAGTTGTTTATGACGGCGGTTATACAAACGGCATTCCACCGTCATTGCGACGTGCGTGCTTGTTCCAAGCCGCTAAATTTATTATGCTTGAATTTGAACCACAAACCCGTCGCGAGATGAACCTTGACGACATAGACAAGCAAATTAACAGTCTAATTGGGCCTTGGGTACGTGGTTAATGCCAGTTAAGACAATTGTTTACGGCAAAACGTCTAAATCGGAAAAAAACTTCGCTAATTTTGCAGCCCGGCTTGACATTATCAAGGAACGCCTTGAAGACCCACAGCCGGCACTAAACTCAATTGTTGCAGAGTTTGGCCTCATGGAAGCGCAACGTTTTCTTGATGGCGGTTTTGCTCCTGAATTTGGCATTAATAAAGCATGGACTCCTATTAGCAAGGAGCAAGGGTATAATCGCAATTCTGAGGGCGGAAACAAAAACACCGACCAAACCCTTTTGAATTTTGGTTATCTTGCTCGAGCCGCATCTAATCCCGAACTAGATTATGTTGGGGTTAAAGCGGTAAAGATGATTATTGACCCAACCCGGGAAGCGCCCAGGGGTTATTCTCATGGTCGCAACTATGGTGAGTTTCACCAACACGGATTAGGCCAAAACCCTAAGCGTGAAATTGTTACCATCACACCAGCGTTTGTTAAAATCGCTAACAAAATTATTAAAGTCTACGTGCTTGAAGGCGCAGGAAAAGAAGTTGACCGCAAAAAGGTTAACATTCCTTCTAACACTTGGCGTCGTGAAGACGTTAAAGCGGAACTCCGCAAGTACGAACGTCGAATGGAACGTCGCAAGGCGGGCCTTCGCACTTTTGGTGAAAGCCACATTATTCACAGTGGTCGCGGCATTCCCAAATACGAACAGCAGTCAACATTCCTTGGCGGCGGAAGACTTGGTAAGAGGGGCTACTAATGGCAAACAAAGAGTGGTGGACAAATTGGTCCATGACAGACCTTGGCGATGCTTACGGTCCGGTCTACGGCGGTCATTCAGTTCAAGAGGCTTTTTACAACACGCTTCAGACGTGGTTTCCAACTTACATTGCCGAATTCAATCGTGCAATTGGAAGTAACGTTCTTGCCGTTCCTTTTGAATATCGCCACCGCCCCGATTATCGCACACTGCCCCGCAACGCAAAGGCAGCAGTGTTAGTAACGGTTCCTGGCACAGCCGGGCAACCAGAGATTTACCAAAACAATGTTCGTGCTCACTTTCACGTTGACGTTATGGTGTACATTTATGGTACAACCGACTGGCAAGAAACAGAAGCACTTACACAGGCGTATGCGTCCTGTATCCGTACCTGCATTGTTCAAAATCGTGCCCTCGGCGGTCTTGCCGAAAGCACTATTTGGGTGGGCGAAGAATACCTTGAAGGCGAACACAGTTCCGGTCGAACAACCGGCGTATCGCACATTCGTTTCTTGGTTACCATCGGCAATGTAATGAACATCTTTGGTGGTGTTCCTGCTCCCTCTACAGCGGCCCCAGCGCCGTTGCCAGAAGTGGAAACGTACAACATTACCGTCGAGAAAGAATCGCTATGAATCAAATCACAATTCTAATCCAGTCGAACTATGTAGTATTTGACGACTTGGGGCAACCGATGGCACAAGGAGAAATCCACACTGTCAATCAGACGCCGGTTATTGAGGACCTTATCTCAAATGGTCAAGCCACTATTGTCCCTACGCCCGTAGTCGAAGCGCCGGTTCAAGAAGTAGCACCAAAGGCCGCCACAACAACAAAAAATTCTAAGAATCAGGAAACTGTTTCAACTAGCACAGGAGAAATCTAATGGCTCAAGCCCCAGGCACTTATGTTACAGTGACCGCTAATGCCGCCAATGTTGCAGTCCAAAACCCCACGGGTACTTGGTTTGCACTTGGTGTTGCCGCCGGTCCTGCCAACATTCCGGTCCCCGTTCAGTCAATGAACGACTTTAACGCCGTGTTCGGTCAGATTGTGAACGGTCAGATTACTGGTCGCTACACAACCGCCAACGTAAACAGCACATTGCTGTACGACGCCCTTGACACGTATTTCCGTGAAGGCGGCATGCAGGCTTACGTAGTCCGCGTTCAGCCCACTTCGACCGGTGTTGCCGCCACTTCCGGCACAACTGGTGGTGCCTGGACTCTTACCGCTAGCGGTAAGGGAACATGGGCTAACTCGTCAAGCGCCGCCGCCAACGGTGTTATCGTTACCGTTAACTACATTTCAGCCGGTAACTACAGCGCCACAATTGCGTACAACGGAAACATCAACGCTTCAATCACTGGTCTTTCTGGTGACACCGACATTATCAACTGGATTAACTCGCTGCCTCTTTATCAGGGCCTTGTTAGCGCCGCCTCGTCTGCCGGTGCTTCGACACTGCCGACCACAACCGCCGCGCCTCTCGTTGTTTACATGACCGGTGGTACGGACGTTGCTGTTGTCGACGTTGACGTTACAGCCGCTCTTGCTTCAATCACCGAAGCCTACGGTCCCGGTCAGGTTTCGTACCCCGGTAACACCGACGCTGCAATGTACGTTAGCCTTGCTAACCACGCCGCTGCCTTTAACCGTGTCGCCTTGCTGGACGCGCCCAACTCGGCCACCGCAACCACCGTTGCTTCCGCCGTGTCGACCTTCCAGGGCAACTCGAGCGTTACCGACCCTTCGTACGCCGCGTTTTTCGGACCTTGGCTGCTGACCCCCGGTAACGTCAACACCAACCCCTCGGCAACAAACCCCTACGCGTTTACTCGCACAGTCGCCCCTGTTGCTTTGGCTGCCGCCAAGATTGCACAGACCGACGCTGGACACGACTCAAACGTGCCTGCCGCTGGTTTGGTCAACGGTGCCGCCTCGTACGTGACTGGTGTTACTCAAGTTTACAGCGCCGCCGACCGCGGCACCCTGAACTCTGCCGGTGTGAACGTTGTTCGTAACGTACCTAACGTTGGCACAATCTGCATCTATGGCTTCCGCTCCGCTGCCGTGAACCCTGCTTGGATTTACTTCAGCAACGTGCGCTTCCGCATGCAGGTTGTCAAGCAGTTCGACGCCATCGCAGAAGGATACGTGTTCCAGGAAATCGACGGCAAGGGACAGTTGTTCTCGAAGTTGTCGGGTGCCCTCGGCGCTCAGTGCCAGGCATACTGGCTGCGCGGAAGCCTGTACGGCCCAACAGCCGGCAGCGCCTACGTGGTCAACGTTGGCCCAACGGTCAACACCCCTGCCACCATTCAGGCCGGTCAAATCAACGCTGTTGTGAGCCTCAAAATGTCGCCATTCGGTGAGTTTGTGAACATCAGCATTGCCAAGTACGCCGTAACCGCTACGCTTCCCCAATAATCAGAACTAGCCTTTAAGGAAAACAAATGTCATCAACAAATTACACCAACGCAGGGACACCTACGTACTTTGGTTCCGAGCAGCAGTTTCTTGTGTCGCTCAGCATTCTTACGGCGCCTTCCAACGTTACCTTCTCGAGCAACCTTGCTGCAAACGCATCCGTAACGTTCGACAAGTTCAGCGGCGGCGACGTGCAGAGCACAATCAACAAGCATCGTCCCGGCGGCATGGGTCCCGAGATTTCGTTCTTGGCCCTCCCCACGTACTCGGACGTTTCAATCTCAAAGGCTTGGAACACCGGCACAGACAACGCTCTGTGGCAGGACCTTACTAGCGTGATTGGTAACTCAATTGCGCAGGTCACGGTTCAGCCCCTTGACGACGGCGGTAACGCCTGGGGCGCTGCCACTGTCTACACGGGTCGCATCAACAAGGCTATGCCTGGTGGTACTGACTCGAACAGCAACAGCGTTCGTTTGCTTGAAGTTGGCCTTTCGGTCGAGACGGTTGGCCTTGTTACGGCTAACGGCGTCGGCTCCGATGGTTCGACCACGCCGAGCACCTCAATGGGCGCTTCTCTTTGGGGCACTCAAACAATCATCTAGTCTGATAGACTAGCAACATTATAAACCTTGGAGTAAACATGGTTGATTTTACTATTGACGGGCAAGAAATTTCTACGGCAACAGAGGGGGAGATTGTCTCTGCTCCTGCGGAAGCAACTCCCCTTCTGTCGCTGAAGAAGCGCCGTGAGCAAATTGTTAATGACTTGTACATTGACATTAAGGTTCCACGCTGGGACAACCCAGAACTTTACCTGCGCTTCAAGCCTGTTTCGGCAACGAAACTGGGCAAGACAATTGAGAAGTATCAAAACAAGGCAAAGGCCGACAAGAACACAGACTGGTCATTCTTGGCCAACGCTGAGATGCTTCTTGACGCTTGCATCGGTATCTACGCTGTTGTAGATGGCGACAAGGACAATAAGTTGTCGCTTCGTCCCAACGAGCCTCACAGCCCTTGGACGCGCTTTGACGAGGACATGGCCGCTGCGCTTGGTATTGAAGCCGCGCGCGCCACAGATGTTGTTGTCGCCACCTTCTTTGCAGAGGGTGACCTCATTGAAACGGCAAACCGTTTGTTCCGTTGGAGCAACATTGCCAACAATGAGGCTGACGAAACTTTCTAGAAGCCCTGCGCGAAGACCCCTACGTTGAATCGGCGGGGTATGCCGCATACCTAGGCATGGACCCAAACGTCCTACTAAGCCAGGGCACTGAAGACTACATGATTAGCATTGCCGTGCTTCAAAGCGCAATGAAATTAAAGAATTCAGAAAAAATCGAAGAAATCAAAGTTCTCGCGGAACTAATTGGCTATGAATTCGCAAAGAACCTAGCCAAGATTTTCTAACCACCAACTCCGCTTACAAATTTACTTGGGCGGCAGGACAGCCGCTACCTCTACGGGGGTAGCGGTTTTCTTGTTTATAAGGGCCAATTATGGACGAACAGTTAAGTTTTAATCTAGAGTTCCGCACGTCTGATGCGGTCAAAAATATTGAGAACCTTCAGGTCTCTATTGATGACTTGTCAACGTCGATGGACGATAACGTCAAAGTCGGTGCCGACCTTGTTAAAGGTCTTGACAGCGCAACGACTGCTTCTAGCGACTTAACTAAATCAATTAGCGACCTTGCCAAAGTCATGGCCGACGTTGCCAAGGCAAGCGAAGACAACGTAGTTGCTACGGACGCAAACACAAAGGCAACAGAAGAAGCCATTGCTGTTCAGGCAAAAGAGATTGAAGAACTTCGCGGCCTTATTGTTGCGTTGAACGAAGCCGCTGCTGCCTCACGTGAAATGGCTTCTGCGGATGTTGAATCCGCCTCCGCGGGCAAGGCGGCAAGCACCGCTCGCGCAGAGTCAACAAGCATTCTCACAAAACTCGGGAACCTTGGTACGCCAGAGTTGATGAAGGCTGCAACGTGGAGTGCCTTTGCCGTTGGCGGTATTGCATACGAAGCCGTCAAGCAATACGCTTCGTTCAATTCTGCTCTTACGCAATCAATTACTCAAGCCGGGCGCGCACAAAACAGCATGCCTTTCTTGAGCCAAACCGCAATGAGCATCGCTCAGCGTACCGGTATGCACCTTACCGACGTTGCAAACATTATTTACCGTGTTTCGTCTGCAACTGCCAACTGGAACAAAGGACTTGGTGCCACTAACGCGCAGTTGGCGCAAATGGCTCAGCAAACGGCAAACCTGAACGTTCTTGGTGGCGTTTCCGGCGGTGCCCCTTCAGAGCAGTCTGCCCGAATCATGGGTGCTGTTATGAATGCCAACCTGCAAGGTGTTGGCACCAGCGCCGCGTCCGCAGCCGCGTGGGTTAACGCATCGGTCGGTGCTGGTGACATTAAGCAATCAGAGTTTATCTCTGCCATGGGTCGAGGTCTTCTTGCCTCTCTGTCGGCACACAATATCTCTGCTTCCAGTGGTTCTGCGTTCGTTGACCTTCTGACGACATTGGGTACGCCAGGTTCAACCGCTGGTCAGTACGCAAAGACTGCGCTTACCCTGATGACCGCGCCTAGTGCGCAGGGCTCAACCGCTATGTCCATGCTTGGCATTAACGTTGGTCAGTTGGGCGCGTTGCTTCAGCAAAAAGACGGTATTACCGCTGCGGCTGAATACATGCGCAAGCAGATGCAAACGTTTAATCCTGCCGCCACCACACTGCCCGTTACCGAAAAGTTGGCAAACGGTTCCAGCGTTGTATTGACGGGTAGGGCTGCCGCAGAATACCAACTTGAAAAATGGACTTCTGGCGCGCTTCCTAAAAGCGTCATTAACGCCTGGGCGACAGGACACCTTGCCTCTTACACCGCTTCGCAATTAGGCACCACAACTTCAGGTGCTAATGGAGCCGCAGTTTCGGGCGCCCAGTGGCAGAACACGCTTCAGAACCTTATTATTACCAAGGCATTTGGTGGTTCACGCAGTTCCGCAACCATTGACGCCCTGATTAACAACGTCGGTCAAATTGCCGGTATTCAGCAATATATTGACACTCACTCAACGGCAGCGAACTACAATAAAGACGTTGCCATTGCAATGAACACGCCGCAAGTGCAGATGCGTCGCATCGAAGAACAAGTTATGGTTGCTCTTGTTCGCTTTGGTAAAGAGATTACGCCTATCGCTCTTCGTCTCGGCCACGCTTTTGCCGACATAATTACTTGGTTGACCAAAACCAAAGCAGTCCTTATTCCGCTTGTAGAGTTTATTGGCGCAATGGCTGGCGTTGCTGTTGTTTCTAAAGGTGCCAGGTTAGTACAAGGATTCATCGGAATGTTTGGAAAGGCTTCCGGCAGCCTTGGACGTTTCTACGGCAAAATTGCCGGTGGCGACGTTATGGACGAAAGCATCCAGCGCACCAAATTGGGAGGATTCTTTGCTTCGCTAAGCCGCAATAGCAACCTTTTCTCAACGCCCGCCGACAAGATGAACCTTGCTGCGGACAAAATGCTCGAGGCTGCTGGTGTGGGCGGTGGCGGAAACCCTCTCGCAAAACTGTTTGGCAAGGGTGAAAAAACTGCCCTTTCAGACGTTGAAAAGTCTTTGCTTACTAAGGGCGAAGCAGTCACCAAGGCTTCCGTTCGCCAAGCACTTATTGACGCAGGAAAGATTGAAGGAGCCGGACGCGGTAAGGAAGCAGAACAACTTATTGGCTCCACCCTTGACAAACTTCGTGGCATTCAAGGTGGCGCCCTTAAAGAGGTCGGTTCTTTTGTCGAAAAAACAGGAGCCAACGACATTGTTGGTCTTGCTGAAAAAGAGGGCGGTGGTCTTCTTGCTAGATTTGCCGGCGCTGGTGTGGGCGACATTGCGGGCGGCCTTTTGGGTGGCCCCATTGGCATGCTTGCCATGTCAACCATTGGCCCAATGCTTATGCCATACATTGCTAAGGGGCTTGGCTCTGCCATCGGTGGCTTGGGCCACTTTTTTGGTGGTTTGTTTGGCGGCGGCTCAAGCGGAACTCAAAAACCAATCGTACCTATTAAGCCAACGGGTTCGGTGGCGCTAGGCCCAGCCGCTCTAAATGCTGAAATTTTAAACGCACAAGCGGACATGACTCGTCTTTCTGGCCTTATTGGAAGCAATAAAGCAACAACATCAGACTACGCCAAGTTCTATCAAGACCAGCAAACCATTAGAAACGTACAAGGTCAACTGAATCTGTTCAAAGGTTTAAGTACCAGCGCTGCAAGCGCAAAGGTTATTGCGGCCAATGCGGCAAATCTTAAAAACTGGACAGCGCAAGCGACGAATTTAGCGTGGGTTTCCAGCAGCCTTTCATGGGCTCGGAATGAAGGCGGCTATGGAAGTAACGAAGGCACTGTTCTAACCTACGCCTCTTTGCAAAAACAAGTTCCATCTCTTAATACTTTGCCCACCAGCACTCAAGCGGCTATTAAGAGCATTTATGCTAAATACTCAAGCGCAAATTGGTCTGGCGGAAACCAAGCACTTCTTAACGACGTTCAAGGCGTTCTTAAGGGAACCGAAAATCAAGTTAAGACGCAAATTTCACAATTGCCTCAAAGCGTTTCGTTAACTGGCGCTCAAAATGCAATTAAGAATCAAATGGCAAACGACACTGCAAGTAAGTCGCTTTTAAAGCAAGCCTCGCAAGGAAACCTTGGCATTGGAACCGCGTCAAGCGTTTATGCGCAATTAACGCACGCCTCAATTTCGTCTGCTCTTGACTCGGCTTCGGACACTCGAGCCGCAGCCGCTCAAGCCGCAGCCGGCAACCTTGCCGCAGCCAAGGCTTTGAAGGACGCCGCCGCAACGCTCAAGGCTCAGTCCGTCGCGGAAGCAAACGCCGCTACTGGCGTGGCGCAAAAGAACGGCCTCAACCCTCAAAACATGAGTGCTTTGGCCAGCGCGGTTCAAACGTCTTTTGCCAACGCCGCCACAAGCATTGGTCTTACACCAAGCGGCATGGCGCAAGCGTTTAGTTCGGCTCTTAACGCGCCGCACGGTGGCCTTAAGGGCGCTGTGCTCAAAATCATCAAGCAGGGCACTTCAGGAAAGTGATAGACTAGGAAAACATGGGATACGCAGACGGCAACGTTAATACAAAAACACAAGTAACGTTTACACCACAAGGCGTAAACAATGACGC